TGACCAGCGTGTCGGCTGCTTTCATTCGATCCGCTAGTTTTATTTTCTTTATCATTCCAAAAGCGTGTTTAGCGTCTCCATTACCATCAAATAACTCGGTTACTTCAAAGCCCTGTATCGCCATAGCGACTTCATCAGACCACTCGTTGGGTGGTTTAATCGATCCGTCTGGGAAGTATAGATCTCTAGGGTCAAAGGTGAGGATCGCTTTCATAACCTTCAGCACATCCGAGACCTTCACGTCCACTCGTTCGCTTATTTGAGAGACTCGTCTGGATAACTCGGCTTGAATCTTAGGCTTGGCTAACAGTCGGCAGCCTAGCACCTCTGCGCTGTTCTCAGAATACCCAGCCGAGATTGCAGCTTGGGTAGCGTTGTTGCACTTCACGTATTCTCGAACGAAGGCTAGTTCCTTGTTGGTGAACTTATCTTGACTTTTCATGTGTTTAGATTAGCACTTGCACATAAAAGTGTGGAACACTTATCGCAAGGGGGATCTATGGTCAAGCGTCAAATACCGTTGAGCGAGGATGCGGGTCGCCAGCACTTGGAGTGGTCGAAAGACGATTGTATTCGTGAGTTGCAACGCATTGCCGAGGAGAATCCCGAACAGGTCATATCTAGGAACTTCTTTAGAAACAATAGTCAGATCAGCGAGTCCACTTGGAATCGATACTTCGGCACGTTCGCAGAGTTTAAGAAACAATCCAATATTGTTTTAAGCAGACACGCTCAGGGATTAGAAAAGCATATTGCGAAACACGCTTCTAAAGATAACCAGCGAAAGATGACGATTGATAAAATGTCCTTCGAGGGCAATTACTTAAGAGGATTCGATAGACGTTTCCAAACGATTCTTTGTGGGTCGGATATACACGACGTGGAGTGCGACCCCTTTTATCGTGAGATGTTCTTAGAGGCTTGTAAGCGTGTCCAGCCTGAGAAGATCGTGCTGAATGGCGACATCTTCGACATGACGGAGTTCGGAAAATATACCCAAGACCCTAGAGAGTATAAGCCCATCGAGCGAATTAAATGGGTGCATAAGTTTCTTGAGGATATAAGGGACAACGCACCGGAAGCAGAACTCACGATGGTCGAAGGCAATCATGAGTTCCGTTTGCTGCGTCATTTAACCGAAGCGACTCCAGCTCTCGTTACGGTCTTATCTGATTTGCATGGCATGACTATTCCAGATTTGCTAGGCATTAAGAAGTATGAAGTAAACTACATCGCACGTATGGACTTGGCTGCCTTTAGTAACTCAGACGTGAATCATGAGCTGCGAAAGAATTATTACATCGCCTACGATTCGATTCTCTTTCATCACTTCCCTCATGGCTTTGATATGGGCTATCCGGGGGTCAATGGACATCATCATAAGCACTTGGTCAGGTCGGCTTACTCCCCCATCTTTGGAACGTATGAATGGCATCAATTAGGCTCTGGTCACAAGCGAGAGGCATCTTATACCGCTGGGGAGAAGTGGGGTAATGGGTTCATTCTGTGCCACGTCGATACCCACAATAAGCGGACTCAGTTTGAATACATCGACACGACGCATGATTTCTGCCTGATGGGCGGCAAGTTCTACAAGCGGGGTTAGCTATGAAGCACGTCGTAATGTTCTCTGGTGGCATAGGCTCTTGGGCTTGTGCTAAAAGAGTAGCCGAAAAGTATGGAACAGATGATCTTGTTCTTTTGTTTACTGATACCAAGAGCGAAGATGAGGACTTGTATAGATTTCTATACCAAGCCTCTGCAAATGTGGGTGGTAAATTAGTCGTGCTTGAGGACGGTCGTGATCTCTGGGAAGTGTTTTGGGATATGAAGTTCCTATCGAACAGCCGAGTAGATAACTGTTCGCATTACCTAAAGAGGCTTCCAGCCAAGAAGTGGCTAAAAGAGAATTGCAATAAGGCAGATACAGTTATTTATGTAGGGATTGATTGGACAGAGATTCATCGCTTTGATCGGCTTAAAAAAATTAAAGACAAGGAAGGCTGGACTTACGAAGCCCCAATGACCGTAGCCCCTTATCTTGATAAAAACGAAATGATTGAATTGCTAAAAGCCGAAGGCATTGAGCCACCTAGACTCTATGCGATGGGCTTTGCACATAATAATTGCGGTGGCTTTTGCGTCAAAGCGGGTCAAGGACATTTTGCTAACTTATTAAAGCAGATGCCAGAACGCTACAAATACCACGAAGATCGGGAACAGGAGTTTAGAAAACATTTTGATAAAGACATCGCTTTTCTTAAAAAAAGCATAAATGGTGTTAATAAGCCTTATACCTTGAGGGATTTGCGTTTGAGCGTTGAGGCTAATCACCATGTAGATATGTTTGACATAGGCGGTTGCGGTTGCTTTGTTGATGACCAAGATGATGCCCAAAGTGTTGATACAGAATAACTTATATCGTGGTGAGATAATAGAGTTCGGGGTGGCATATGGATCGTCAGTATTTTGTCGAAGCGGTTATTGATTCCAGCGATGGCGATGAGTCTTATTCCTACGCCATTGTCTGCGTTGAGCAGGGTCAGGCTCGAACGGTCTGCATTAGCGTTCAGTCTAGGTCTGAGGCTCAGAAGATCGCCAATGGGCTGACGTGGTATGAGACCTTTTTAAGCGGCTCGATCTCGCTACCTAAGACCTTCAGGATTAACGATAAGCCTAAGCGTAAACGAAGGGCTAAAGACTAGACTTCCACGTCTTGCCATTCTTCTCACACCAGCCGATCTTAATGCATTCCTTGATGCACTCTTTGGTGATGGATTCCGGCAGCATTTCAAAGTGTCTTAAGCTGCAAACTTTAGCGAGTTCCGGCAGTCCCCATGTCTTGTGATTAAGACACGCGATAAAGATCATCGAGTGCATGGTCTGGATCAAGCTGGGATACTTGTAATGCTCTAGTTTCATACCGCAAAGTCATGGTGGTTGTCAATGTAGTCTAACGCTGATTTTAGATGCGAGAGTTCTTTGGCGAGTTCTGGCAGCTGGTCTTTGCGACTACGATAGGCTTTGACCCTTGACCACTTGACGTTGAGATAATCCTTCTTGACTGCCTCAATACGCTTTACTAATTCACTTCTGGTCATGCCTACGCCTCGCATAATTCTCCTTTAGGGTTTATTAGATTACCCTAAAAAAATTGACTTTTCGTAGGTGTCAATTCTTGATGCGAGTGAATAAGAACTTGGCTAGAAGATAAGGAAAAATAAAGGGTCGCCAAGCGTAATCTTTGAGCTTGTATTTTGGCTCGATATTAAGATCAAGTGCCAAGATCGTGTGGCGATCAAAGTCTGAGGCGAACATCCACATCGCTGTGGCTGCGACTCCAATTAGGTATAGGTCAATCATTTTGTCTCTCCGCTTTAAGTAGTTTAATGGCGTTGTTTAAGTGCTCTAAATCTTCTAAGATTTCTTCGCAGTATCCGCAAATAGTAAAATCAGGGGGCATGGGGATTCGTTTGTGGCAGTAGCTGCATTTGTGTTGTTTCATTGTCGATGGCTCTGATAAGTATAGAAAGATCATACAACGACACCGCACAAACGCTCGACTCATCATATTCGCAGATTGCCATCCAGCCGATATCTGGGACGCTCTTGATCGTCCAATTTTGTTTGGGCTTCCAATCAATGAGCATCGACAAAATCCTGAAGTTCTTTAGTAATTTTGGTTAATGATTCTAAAACAATGGCGGCGTTCTCAATGTTATCCACGCTGAAGGAAATGAGGCAATCATCAGCACCGGTCTGGACTCGGCATTGGTATCGGTTAAAAGACATTCCAACATCGAGGTTATTTTGGTCTCGCCAGAAGGTAGTCGTCTGGATTTTCATAAATCACCCATGACGATTTCGTTGATGAGCTGCGGGACATTGCCCCAATTCTCTTTGGCTACTTTTAGACAAGTCATAAACTTATCCTTACCCGCCGTAGTGTCGTCGAAGGGGTAGATCTTAACTTTGATTGACCCATTGAGTAGGGTCTCTGGGTCAGGGAACTCGATGTAGACCTTCACATCTTTGGGCATTTGATGGTTGATATATAAGCGAGTAGGCTTACCCATTACGCCTGATTCGTCCTTCTTGCCCCAGAAGGAACACGATATTCCCTTGGTGAGTAAGGCTTCTCTGATGGTTTGATACATTAATTCCTCCTTAAGGAATGGTTTTAGAGATTAAATCCAAAATATCATCGGTATTTTTCTTATCATTCTTTTCTTTTATATTTTGTTTTACTTTAACTATATCTATTGCATTGCCTTTGCTATGCGGTTGCCATGCGTTTGCTATGCGATTGCTATTGCTACCCCATCGCTTTTCAGCCCCTAAGACGCCTGCATCATGGCGTTTAGATAGGGTTTCCGTTACTTCTTTCCTTCGCTCATTAGCATATCGGTTGGCTCGTTTGCCATCTCCCGACTTAGGGAAGAACCTTTGTATGACTTCCCAAGCCTCATCCATTTCAGGCTTAGAGAGCCTCGCCAAGCGACGAAGCTGCTCTGGATCGTCTGGTAGGTCACCGTCTATCCATTGTCGGCACAAGAGCCTGAAACAAGCCCCTAATTCGATTGTGGTCATTTGATCCACAAGACTGTCCGATAGGAAGGCAGCCGGTTCAATGGGAAACCAGAAGGGCTTCATACGACTCCCCAGACGGCAACGTCCCTTTGGTGATTAGTCCCTTGTGAGGAAGGAATAAACCGACCGGTCTTTTTAATTCTTTTCGCTAAGGCAGCACGTCGCATGATTGATCCCATCGCACTCGGTGCATGAGGTCGAGGCACTTGCCAAGAGTCGAGAAGTTTCCAGACTTGATCGCTGGTGAACTCTTGATTGTTTTTAATGAGGATGTCCAGAGCTTCATTTGCTTTGGCGATCCATTTCGGATCAGCATGTGACTCCACTTCTTTGATCGCTTGATCTTTTGATTTTAAGATCACCGGTCGCTGTTCGATTTTGCCTTCTTCATTTTTAGTCTTATAAAGTTTTCGATTGTAAGTATTAAACTTATCAATCTCCTCTTGAGGGAATAACATTTGATTCTCCTTGGTGGTGATCGATCTCAACGGTGATCGCTGGCTTAAGGTTATAGGATTTTGTGATTTGCAGGGAACATATTTGAGCGTCATCGAGCCAGACGAGGCTATTCAGCGCATCTAGGATCGCTTTGGCGTAGTTGTCGAGGTCTGGCTTTACGCTGGGATAGTCCCTTGTAACGCTCTTAGGTCTAGTGATTTCAATGTTTATACAGACTGAGATCGCCCCATCGAAAGGCTGGAAGTATTTACCCAGCTGCGCCTTCGTCAGCATCTTGATTGCTGTCTCGTAGGTAGCGGTAAGGGTGTCGGTGTAAACCATTGGGTAGTTTCTGCCCGGCAGCATCCTGAATCGGGGTCTGCCTTTAGCGACAGCGGAGATTTTATAAAAGAGTTTCATCGTTGCAAGAATCCAATGAACTGCACCCACGCATTTAACTCTTTCTCGTTCATCTCTTTAGGGTCAATCGGATGCTGAAAGTGCTTTTCAATAAGCTCTATTTTTTGTTTTTTTGTCATAGCCAATCTCCTTCTTAACTTCATTTAGGATTCGAGCCGCTTGATGGCATGGGATATCGAATCTCACAGCAACACTTTCGATGTAAGGGGGTTGATCTCCCTCAGCCAGACGCATGAGGACAAGATCTCGAATCTTGGGTTTCTTTACATTGTAGATGTGGTCGTTATTCAGGCGCATTAAGATTAGCCTTTAAGATTCTGACTAAAGATTCAAGGGTGACGTTGTGGCTCTCGCTAAGGTTTTTAGCCGACCAGACGAAGTCACTTAATTCTTCGCTCAACGATTTGTGGATTTTGTGCATCGTAAATCTCCTCTAAGATTTTGTAAATATGTTGGGGGGTGTATCCATAATCCTTCACCAAGATTGTGCTTAAAGCTTTTAACTCATTGACCGTTCGTTGCAGCTTAAAGTAATCATGGCGAAGGAAGTGATATTTCATCGATGCCCTTTCAGGCACTTTTTTTGGCGGTTGATCTCGTATCTTCTGCCGAGCCAGAAGCCAAGGGCGAAAGCGATCATGATCTGCATTTGACCCTCACCAAAAGCCTTTCATTTCTCTCAAACGGAACTCACGATTTGGTTTATTAGTTGATTCTGCTTCGGTTGGCAGATCAGGTGCGTCCGTTCCGATCTTGAAATCATTATCAAGCCATTTGGCACAGATCGAGCAGTAGAAAGAGCCGCAGCTAGTGCAGCGACCTTCGCTATCGTGTGGCATCTTCTATCTCCTTTTTATAGGCTTTGTCAAATCGATAATGCTTCGCCATTTCGACTAAGGCAGAAAGTCCATACTCTTTTTTAATTCTTTGGAACAGTTCAGCTCTTTGTTCTGGCGTTTCTAATGGCGGCCATTGCCCTCCAAATCGGTAAGCCCAATGATAGTTAGTACCCACATCATCATATTTTTCGCAGATGGAACACGAAGGCGAACCGCAGACTGAACAGCACCCATAATCGTCTGTGTATTGATTGCTCATAGTGTCCCCCTTAGAAAGGAATGTCGTCTGTTTTTTTAACCATCTCTTTAAGGCGAGTGGTCTTGGCGGTGTAGTCCTTGACGAATAAATCGAAAGGTTGGCTCTTAGCCATTGACCGAGCGAGATCGACTTTCTCGTTCGTCTGATCTTCTTTGATCCCAGCAAGGACTAGAGCTTTTGCGTAAGACTGAATGATTGTTTCAATTTTTGTAGTCTCAGCATCCGAGAGTTGGCGAAAGTCTTGCTTCATCGGATTCCCATTCAGATCAATTTTAGGCGATGGGACTTTCATAATCACAGGAGGGACGGTGCTGACGGAGTTGCCATCATCATCTTGATCCGCACTTGCCATGCCGACAATCGAAGTGGCTGAGTAGCGTTTTAAGTAAGTGATTGCCGAGCCAACGCCTTGAACATCTTGTTTGGTGGCTGGGGCTGAGGCGGTTGATTCGATCCATTCGCCAGAGGCGTGAGCCAAGAGGCTAGTGACGGAGACAATCCCATTCTCGAAAGAAGGGAATTGGCTGAGGGCTAATTGGTTCTTAGCCAGAAGGGGTCGAAGATTCCCAAGCACTTCCGAAAGATCGGAATACTTGCTTTTGTAGTGCGGGTTCACCGCGTTCTTACTGCTGTCCTTGAGTTCACCCTGTAAAGCTGACAAGGCTTTGACAAGGTTGGCGATGGATTCGCTTTTGTTCAACATGATTTATTCTCCTTTGATGGTGTTGGTGAAGTCCATCAAACTTCGTAGCGTAGGATTAAAGAACGATTCTGTAACCCCACTTGAAAACGGTGATGAAGATTTTACTGATGATTCCGAGAGCGAATAAAAGCAGAGCCGTCGCAAAGATCGAAAGCAGCCCAGCGAAGATTCGAGAAACTATTTCTTTGATAGCCATTTCATGACCTCGTTGTTATTAAAAAAATCTGGAAACTTGAGCGAAAGAAAAATTAGATTCGCTGCGTTAGGTTTTCGTTCGCCTTTATACCATCGGCAAACCGTTGTTTCCGATATGTTTAATCTTTGAGCTAACGCTCGTTGGCTTACGCCAATCTTAGCGATAGCATTTAACTTGCTGATTACATCCATGCATTTCTCCTTGAGCCTAAGATTAAAACAAACTTGACATTTGTCAAGTATTAAAAACCACCCCTCGTTGAAAGGGTGGTCATCAATCTAAAGGAGAATCGCAACGACCATTTCCGGTGCTGCTATCTACTTAAAATCTTAACCCAATCCTGAGCGAATAGGCTATCTCTTTTGTATTGAGCGTCTTATGCGAGATCTGAGCCACGTCCAGCCCTATAAGGAAAGCCCCCATAGAACGCTGGATAAACGCGCCATATCCGTTATTTAAGAGGATTCCACCCGCTGCCCATTTGGGCTGCTCAGGATAGGCGGTCGTTTCAATCGGCACGTCAATTCCACCGATAACTTCACCGCCCTCAGCACTTGCGATCACTCGGTAGGTCTTATCTGACTGCCTGATTAAATCGAAGGAAACCACGATAGGCTTTATTTCTGCATTAGAGCCTATTACAGAGGCGGTAGGTTTTATAACTACTTCGCTATGTCTTATCCATTCTGACGCACCAAATGGGTTTATAGGCGGTTTTTTAGGTATTCTAGTTTCGCTTATATTTCGCTCTAAGACCAGACTGCCATCCGCTTGACGGATTTCAGGGGCGTTCGTCTCAGTAATCGACTTGGGGCTAAAACTTGAATAGCCGAGTCCATAACCTAGAGCGAGACCAACGACCAGAATGATGAGTTTAGTTTTCATTCTTGGGTGAGAACTTATCGATGGAACTTGCGCCCAAACAAACGCATATCACCGTTACGACTCCTGTAATCAATTCTGCGGAGGGTGCAGAATCAATCGGGGTGAATGAGTTTACAAACATAGTCAGGAATAAAACGACTGACCCGATAAGAGCTATGCTTCTTTTAGTGCTAGGCGAGTCGCTTTCATCGAGCAACATTTTTTGTATAAATTGCTTCATCGTTTACTCCTAATAAATTGCACAGCCGATAATGCTAAGCATACATTCATCGCCACTTCACCAAAGCGACCGATCTTGTTATACGCTAGTGGAAACTCTGCGCCGAGCAGCCATTGAATCACAATCATCAAAGCGGTAAAGATGGAGAAGATTCCAGCATACCAAATGGGGGTCTTAAGTTCGTGTTTGATTTTCTTATTACACGCAATCTTGTAGCACCCAGCGAAGATCGCCAATAGCGAAACGATATTTATCAGAAGGACTTGATTGCGTAAGAATGAAAGCATAGGCTACTTCCTCTTAACTCTTTTCTTCTTAGGGTTTTTGATCTCTCGTCCGACTTCCATAATGTCTTTGTTTTGATTCTTCGCTAAGAAGTTAGCCACCCAATTCATGACCGAGTAGCCAATAAATCCACAAAGAAAAGAGATGCCGAGTTCATACATCCAAAGGTCTGACGGTTTTATTTCTAATCCAATCGACAAAAGAATCGGCTGGGCGAACATCAAGGCAAAACCAACGGATACGCCACCACGCATAAAGGCTTCTTTCGTATCTTTCGGCGGGATGTAGGACAAAATCGAAAGCCCACCTAGGATGCCCCCGATGAACGAACTAATTTTTGCACCAATCCATTCAAGCATATTATTTTCCTTGTCCACGATACGGTTTAATTTGTTTGTCTTTAGAACCTCGCTTGACCGTCTTGGTGGGCTTCGTTCTATTTAGATATTTTACCTTACTCATTTGAGCCATTATGTTCCCCAAATCTTGATCAAAGGATAATGTCTCTTGTTGCCTTCGTAAGATTCCCCTCGGAGTTCTCGCCTGGGGGTCTTTTCTAATCCGGTCAGCCCGATATGGATACAGCCACGCTCAATAATCAGTTGGTCGATATTCGCCATGAACGTAGGATGATTAGCAATTTCAAAGAAGGCGTTTTGTAAATCGTGCTGACCTTTGACCTTTGATGGGAACGTATCCGCAGCGAGTCCGTAGATGTGGGCTGATGTCTTACTTCCCCCAATCGCTTCATTGAGAGACGCGGGTCGATAGCCTGAGTTGATACGAATCGGACAGCCTAAGATAGTTCGCAGTTCTTCTAACTTATCAGCGACTCGTTGCAAGTTAATAAAATGCTCAGGGGTTAGCAGCTTATAAAGATTTAATTCAAGCTCATCAGCCATCGATGATTTACAAAACTCACCAAGGCTAAAGTTCTCTGATAATTTATCTTCCTTCCGATACATTTTATGCCCAAGGTAACGGAGGCGAAACGATGGGAGGATTAACCTGTTCGGCAATTTGCTTATCGAGTGAGGCTTTCATATCGTCCATATTCACTTTGGCAGCAACCCAGCCCCAGACTTGCTGAAACGTTAAGTCCGCATAAGGCGTGAAGGGTTCGCCTTCAACGAAAGTAATTCCGCACGAGCCATAAGCGGTGGCAGAGTAGTTGCCATCGTTAGCCGTCATTCGCCAATAAACGGTGCAGACCACATCGGTTTCACCTGCTTGGGTTGGGTAACAATCCATTCGTTCAATCGTTTCTATATAATTAGACATTTTCGTTTTCCTTTAATTGGGCTTGGGCTTCGGTTTGAATCTTTCCTACAAGTTGAAAGACCTCCGCGAAGGGGCGTTGCGCGAGAGCGGTTAACACGACGTTAAGCTCTTGTTCTGTGAAAGTGATGTTCATAAGTTTCTCCATAAAATAGTTTAGTATGTTCCGACCGTAAAGATGTCAAAGACATCCGCAGTTGCGTCTCCGGGTATATTAAATGTCCCACCGCCTGAAGCCCCTTGAACGGACAATCTAATTTGCACGTTCGCAAGATTCTGAGAAGTCGATAGCGTGTAAGCGAGGCTTCCTGTTGTGGTTGCGGGGGTTGTGAATAACCACATCTGCGTCCAATTAGCCCCCGCATCGACAGAGATTTCAAACTTAACCGATGAGGTAGCCCCTGTTTCTCCATTGTTACCACTTGCGTTAGCCGATATATAAAGTCTTAAAGTGTTGTAGGTATTGACGGTCGTTTGCCACGAACTGAAAATAGCCGTTGCAGTTCTCGAAGCAGCTGGAACGCCTGACCGCCCCCAAGAGCCATAAGTCGATATGTGCGTTGAATTGTCAGCATCGTAAGCATTTGTTGGATTCGTTTGCGAGTTTGTTCCTGTTCCGCCCGATGTGTAGGAGTTCGTAGTCGGTCTGCGTAACTCTCTGCGGTGAACTCGTCTCCAAGTTCCTGCGTCGTTATACCAAGCCTCAGCCATCTCACGCCACGTTCCTGCATCGTTGTACCAGAGGGCGTTCGTTTGCCGCCAAGTTCCTGAGTCGTTATACCAATGCTGGGGCATATTAGTAAATGTAGTAATGGTCTCCACTCGAACCGCCTGTAGGGGTTGAAGTGGATGTGGTTGTGGTAATGCCACCGAATCCTTTAGTTCCTGAATTGCCGATAAAGGGAACAGTTGCTTTAACTTGAGTGGTATCAATTCTCATACGCTCGGTAAAAGTTATTGAATTACCCGCAGTTCCTGAAGGGGCTGTATACCAAATATGTATTCCTGAACCTTGTCGATATTGCGTTGCAAAGTTAGTGGAGATATATCTCCAGCCATTATTATCATTGTAGGCATTTAAGTTTATATCTGCTTCATCGCTTCCAAGTGCGGCAACAGTATACTGTTGGACTTGAAATCCTTTCCAAGCACTTCCCCAAGCACTCGGAGTTACGCCTATACCTACATTACCGCTACTGTCTATACGCATACGCTCGGCAAACGAAGAACTACCATTATTTGTGCAGAAGGCTAAAGCCCCGCCAACGGAAGTGCCGTAAGAAGTATAAACAGCAGATAGACCAGCAATCCTTTCTGCCGAAGCCCCACCGCCAACGCTAAAGTTCAAATCTACTGTCCTACTGAAAGCAGCAGCATTAGAATTGCTGATGTTAATTGCGGCAGCAGAGCCACCTACAACATTTGATGTGTCAGAAGCGGAGACGTGAAGGCGATAACTAGGTGAGGCAGTTCCGATACCGACATTGCCGCTAGAGTCTATACGGACTCGCTCGATATCTGTTGTTTTGAATACAAACGATTGTGAACCTGTCGTTCCGACCCACCCACCATTTGATTCATTGCCAAGAATTGTTGTTCCTGAGTTTCCGACAACTGTTATATAGGGAGAACCTGTCGTGCCAACAAAAGTCGCTTGTGCTGAAACTCCAGCATTTGAAACGTGAAGTTTTGTGCTAGGCGAGGCAGTTCCTATACCGACGTTACCTGACGAGCCAACGATTCTCATTCTTTCAGTAGCAGAACCTGTTGTTCTAAATACAGAATCGCCATTAGAGACAAGGGTTAAATTAGCAGAACTACCGCCTACCCAATCATCAGTTCCTAATCCGCCCTTAAAGGTTGTTCCATCGTAGAAGCGAATAAACTGTGAAGTCGAAGTATTAACCAAATCTATATTTCCATACACTTGCAATTTAGAACTTGTATAATTTGAAGCAGTCCCGATTTGGGAAAAGCCACTTGATGTGGCTAAAGATGTCGTTCCGCTAACCGTTAAAGGTCCTCCCATTGTTACCCCATAACCATCGGGGTCAATAGCCACTTTATCACTAGAGTTTCTACCAATTAAGGCAAGGCTAAGTGTATTCGCTGCATTACGAGCCGAAAGGTTGTAAGCATTAGAAAGAAGAATGTTTGCATTGGTAACAGTTGTCAATCCACTAACGGTTAATCCTGTAAGCGTTCCCACACTCGTAAGCGATGAAGCGGTCACTCCACTGGCTAAGGTTGCCCCTGTTAAAGTTCCAGCCGCAGCCGTAACCGTAATCGCAGCCGTTCCATCAAAATTAACTCCATTGATGGCTCTTGCCGTCTGCAAAGCCGTAGCGGTTGCAGCGTTGCCTGTGGTAGAACCTGATGAGCCTGAAGCGTTACCTGTAAGATTGGCGGTGATGGTTCCTGCTGAGAAATTACCTGAGCCGTCTCTTGCCACAATCGCTGAAGCGGTATTCGCAGAGGTCGCAGTCGTGGAAGCATTGGCGATATTCGATAGGGTATTGGTAGAACCTGAGATGGATTTATTGGTGAGCGTTTGTGAAGCTGCAAGCGTTACCACTTGGTCTGTGCCTACTTGGACTTGACCTGTTCCATTAGGGGTTAAAGTTATGTTTCCGTTCGCCCCATCGTAAAGACGGACAATGCCTTCGACAGCCGAGCCTTCGTGAGTGGTAAGGATTAAATCGCCTGTCCCTCTTGTCGCAATCGTAGCGTCTGCATTGTTATCGCCTAGTCGCATCGAGTCGGCATTGACGTGTAAATCGCCTGTGCCATCGGGGGCAATCGTCACAGGAGAATTAGAACCGTTAGGGGATTTTATACTCGAAGAAAACTCAACGTCTCCAGAGAATGAACCTGTGCCGGTCACAATCGAAGTAGGTGTGATGTTGCCAAGTGCTAAAGCGAATGTTCCTGACGTGGTGATGGTTTGAGTTGAGCCCCCAGAGATGGTGACTCCGTTTGCCCCTGTGGTGGTTATGGAAGTGACGGTTCCTGATCCGACGGAATCCGGAACCCAAAGAGTTTGTGTGCCTGTTGAAGATAGAACATATCCAGATGTTCCTGCTGACCCTGTTCCGTCCTTTATCTTGCCGCTAAAGGTCGCATCGCCTGTGACAGCTAGATTATTGCACGTGATGTTTCCAGCCCCACCGGCATACGTGCCTGAAATCCATACGTCATATATTTTCAAGTCCATATCCCCGGTAGTTCCGGGAATAGATATGCCAATATCAGGGTCATAAACCATTCCACCGCCTCCGCGATAAACGGTGAACTTTAATAACACGCTGCCCATCGTTGGGTTAAGGGAAGGAAGCGCAGCACTTGACGTGGTGGCAGCTAGTGGTGTCGAGGCTGATAAATCAGTAGCAATGGTATACCAATTAGAACCGTTATCGACTGAGTATTGGATTAAGACACTACTAATGCGGTTGTTTGAACCTGTTGTCGCATTGGATTCACCATCATTAAAATATCCGTATGACCGAGATACGTTAATAGTCGCAGCAGTCCATGTCTGACCTTTAGCCGCCCACGTATTAAAAATAAAAATATCAGTCAATCCAGTATTTCTATTTTTAAATACAAACTCCCATTCGCCAAAGGTCGTGGCGTGGTTGTCATCAACGTCAAAAGCATAAGAAGAATTAACAGGCGTTGGCGGGAAAATTGAATATGTGGTTGAGAAGTTGCTGGGTCTGAGGGTTTCAAAAGCATCAGAGCCACCGCTCGTGAATGCAGGTTGAGGAATCCATGTTCCATTTGCAGCCAAGATATATTGACCTGTATTTGTGGATTTATTGTCGCTCGGTGGAACAATGCCTTGTTTGCCGGAGGTAAAGACCGAAACGGTTTCGGATACAATGGTTTCTTTAGGCTCATATTCAATCGCAGCGTTCGATAATTGCCAATTAGAATAGGTAGCCATAATTATCCCTTATAGTAAACTGCTCGGACAGCAGCATTAAGTGTCGCAGTTCCATTCCATGTCGTTGCTTTTACCCAGATTCGTTGCTCACCCGAAACTGAAATCATAGGAAAAAGATAAGTTGATTCATCGGTAGGGTCAGTTCCCTCGAAGACGATAATTTCAAAAGACTCTGGATCGGGTGCATTGATGGGAAAATCCCAAGCCACTCGAATATATTTTGATGTTGTGAACTTAACCGTATTCGATCCTGTAATCACGTCTGTTAAGACGGTGATTCCAATGTCTGAATCGTCTTGTAGATATTTAGATTCTATAAGAGTCATATAAGTCCTTAAGGGGCTGAATTGACGGTGACGTAAACTGCGGTGGGCTGAGGTAAGTTCTGAGCTGGAATCGCAAGGGAATAAGCAGTTGTCACAGTTGTCCACTCTTGGGTGACTGTCCCAAAGACATTGGTAGACACAAACTTGAAATAAGTTAATTGTCCGGTGTTATTAACATCAATGAACGTCGAAGGCACAAGCCATTTGAATATAGCGTCATCTACACGAATGAACTGCGAAGCGGAAGCGTGAGATTGAATGGTCGTTCCATAAACGCCACGCTTCATGGTGCTTATGTTGTAGGCATAGCCTGTTGTCGAAGTGGCTGTTTGATAACTGATCAATTCAAAACCGCTAGTGGATGACGTTTGAATAGCCGACAAGGTTACATAAGCTGCAAGACCAGCGGCATCCGTTGAAATCAATACTCCATTTGAAATATCTAAATCGACCGCAAGAGTATTGGTCGTGTCGCTGATTGCCCCTGAATTGCTCGTAATCGAGGCAGTCGAGACGCCATATCGGGCTTTATTAAATATCGTTCCGATGGGTGCATAATCTACATTATCCACCGAAGCATAAACGGTGCAGCCCCCCCAGAATGGAGAATCGGCAGAGACAGCAATCCAAAGCTCTTGTCCAGACGGAGTTAAGAAGTAAGGCGGGTTTATAAAATAGGGCGTATTCACATTACCCGGATCAGCCCCATAATTCGTGCCTGTGCCTGAGCCTGAGCCTGTGGAATAAAGGGCTGGGCTTGAAGCACCGAGAGGGAAGTCCTCAGCCTCAATGCTTAAGAGTCCTTGATCGTTCTCGCTTATGGACGTGATACGAACGGTCTTGGCAGAGAAGCCTAGATTGGAATCGGTGATGTTTACTAAGTCCATCGGCTCTAAAAGGCAGTATCTCCATCCTAAGACGAATTGATATTTGTTCACGATGGATAGGTTCTTTTGCAAGATCAGTTGAGCCACCATCTGGGCGGTGTCTTTATTGGTAATGAAATGGCACTTCATCGTGTCTTTCTTTCTCAGTCCGAATTGAGCAATGTCCGCATCGTCTTTCACTTCGACAATCGAGGGATTATATTGTTTATCTTTATCGACATATTCGATGGAGATTTGATTATAGGTATCATTGCGAGGCTTACGGATAACCTTGATGGGGTCTTGATTCTTGGGGGACATGAAGTCGTTATCGGTTAGGGAATAAACCGGCGTAAGATAAGGCGTATAAACTATCGATGATAAAGCTGCTGGTCCGGTTAAAGCTGAATCTCCATAAGGTTTGATTTTCAGAACGCCTTCAGACCAGACAAAAGCACCATTCGCAGCCATGATAATTTCGTTGATGATCTCTGCGGTGGGTCTTTGGTCTTTGATCAAAGGACTAAAGAGCATACATTGATTATTGGCACTTGATGTTATCGCTAGGCAGTAATTCCAAAATGTCGCAACGCCCGGAGTATCGACGCTAGGATCTAGGTAACTAAATCCAATTCCAAATTGAGCGTTAGTCAGCAGCTCTTTAACAATCTTTACAGGATGCGCGTCGTAATATGAAGCACCTGTTGAGTAGGGATTGAGTCCGGTTAGAACGATAGAATGATTGGGCAGTCCGGTGCTTGTGCCAAGATTATAATTCTCATAGGCGATGTAAGCGATCTTGGGATACACCCTAGGATTTGCAGTTGAGATTGACCACGCAGTCGTTTGCGATCCCGTAAAGGTTGCCCATCCGGTCAAGGCAGTTGGAAACTCTTTATCTTTGCGAATCGTATCAAAGGAAGTAATCGTGCCTTCGCATAATCCGAATAGCGGTGTGACTGAATAGGTATAAGTAATCGTAGTAGGGCTTGGCGATCCACCCTTACCGCCTGAAGTTGATGAAGCCTCAACATTTTGATAAGAACGAAAGTTAAACATCTGAATTAAGTTAGGCGTGGTTTGATTTTTTCCGAACAGGATGGGAACGACTAAGCCATAGGCGGAAGTCTGGACTTGTAGCCCAGCCGCAGCAACGGTCTGCTGGGCATTAGGCGAAGCGGGAGGTGCGAATAAGCCTGACATTATTGATCCCAATAGGTGAAGAAACCATGCAGCCGACCGGCTAACTTGCCATTCGTAGCATCGTCTAAAATAACGCCTGATCGGTTATAAGCATGAACGACTTGAGGGTAATCAATGACAATCGCTGAATGAGATACAGTTCGACCAAACTTAAATAAGGCTACGTCTCCGGGCTTGGGGTCTTGAGTTGGCTTAAGATATTTCGATATGGTCTCTAAATACTTTTCTTCATCTCGATGCAAATGCCATTGAGGAGAATAGTAAGGCAGATTTACTTCATTGATCAAACCGCAATTCTTGTATATTCCTATAAGGATCATGGCGCAATCTACGCCTGTTCCCTTAACCATCGCATGATGGCGATACGGAGTGCCGATCCAAGATAATGCTTCCTTCACTACGAGATCTCTCTGCTCTTGTTCGGTCATTGGGCATCTTCATTTCTTGGGATATAGTCAAAGCCCCTGAACTTAGCGGTGTTAGAATACTTCGTGCAGCCTGACGTATAGACCTTATCACAGCCGGGAAGAATCGTGAACGTATCAGCAGCGGTTGGTGTGTAAGGCAATGGATAAAACAGCGTCAGCGTTACAGTCGTTGTTCCGGTCTGGGTTTTAATGGATCGCTTGACTCCATTGTTTGCCCCAGAGTTGCAAGTGATGTAACCGAGATCATAATAATTGGCAGTCGGTGTGGTGGATAGGGTCGCTTGGAATACGGTGCTAGAAGTAACCGTTCCTATTGTTCCGGTCTTAAGATAATTCACAGGAGTCAAAGGGTCAATACCGCAGTTGGCATCAAATAGGGTATTAACGCACGTTGGCTGATAGAGATTGCGAGGCGTGGGTAGGTTTAACTTTTCAAGCTCTGACTTCACCTTGAGTTTAATTTCATAACGAGAAGGATTGGCTTGGGATACATTGCCCTCGAACATCCATATCAGATAATCGCTTGGCGGAGAATAAACTTGTGACGTATAATTCCCATAACAATTCATAAGGCGTTGAACTTTGATTTGAGCGTTGTCAAAATACCCATTGACACACGATTCATACAGCGTGTGATTGTTAATGAGATTAGATCCTATGTCGAAGATGGTGAAGTCCATTTCGTCCACTTGCAATCCAATGTGAATCTTGGTATTAGATCGCTTGAATTGGTAGGTATTGTGAGAAAAGGTGTTTGCGCCTAAAGTAATATCCACGTCTGCATCGGTCAATCGAATCACCGAGCCAGAGACAGGCGTAATCGTTACTAAATCGCACATCGTATAGACAGCGTTACCAAGTAAGTAATTAGTTAGCGTAACGTTCGTGGTTTTCATTTTACGACTTCACCGTTATGAGATTGATCGTCTTGGCTTCCCATACTCCGTTTAGCATACGACTAAAATCATACTGCTCTTTCTCCAAGCGAACGTTCCAATAGTATGAGCCTGTCCAAGAGATGATGGCGGAAGCAGCAGGGGCAGATGTAAAGGTTAAAATGCCTGTCGTGTTGTTAATCGTGTAATCGGTCGTAACGGTCTTAAGCGTTGAATTGACAAAGATCGATGGGGGCGTGGTGTTATTGACCACGAAGATAGGCTCATAGCCATCGCCAATCGTGGGGTAGTAACTGCGAGAAGCCGCAGCGGCTAATGACGCAGAAGGAACGAGGGTTCTTTGCAGCTGGAAGGCAGTCGTTGTTCCGTTCCCAACGCCAATGGGCATAGAGGTCGTTGAAGTCGGAGAGGCTAAAGTCCCCACAAAGTAATCATCGGGCATGGTGAAGTAAAACGTATCGTAATTGGCTGCCATACGAGCGAAGAATCCCACGAGGGTTTCCCATTCGTTCTGCGTAGATTTTGTGTAGGTCGCTGATCGTAGGAAGTTAAACGATAGGCTTATTCTGTAGCGAGGATAAGACCAGAACGCGGCTCTAAGTTCAAGCCCATTGGTTGATTGCTGGACTTCCGTTGAATAAATCGGAGTTCTTTGGATGTCGATGTCTAAGCCAGACAGGCTAGGGAATACTAAGGCACTCATGCGAATTGACTCCCATTTCTAAGGGCTAGTTTATTGGCAGCAAAGATCGATCCAGCATTGGCTTTGACATAAGTATCAAAGGAAGAAGCGTCCATCGCTTGAATATAGTAGTTATTAACGCCGCCGCCTGATTGACCACCATCGACCATATTGCGGACACCTTCGGCTAATTTTGCAGGAAGCACCATCTCGCCTTTGTGAAGTTGAGCCATCGCACCATCGGTATCTACATTAGCCCAGCCACCCGCAGCGGATCTAAACCCACCGGCTAAAGCTGCGATTGCTGCACCCATTGCTACGCCTAATCCGAGTGCCACGAAAGGATTGACTCCAGCCCACCAAGCGGCAGTTCGTGCAGCCCCTTTTCCGGCTTCACCGGCAACGACTGCACCAACACTTACGGTTTCAAGCCCAATCTCGGCAGCAGTTCCAGCTACCTTAGTTGCGGTGACAACAGTTTGGGTCTTTTGTGCAAATAACATCTTCATCAGTTCTACCTTGACCCATTCCAATCCCATTTGAATAAACATATTGATAAGACCGGTAATCATAGAAGCAAATATCTGCCTAATGCCTTCAGTCGCAGTAACCGTTCCGGTAATCATTCCGGTAAGGCTATTTGCAAATTGAGAAGTCATTGCGTTAAATATCTCGGAGAAACTTTCTTCTTCAATTCTTCTTAATTCTGTAAAACGATCTCTGACAGATTGTAAACCTATATCTACTTGCGCAATGCTTTCTTCGATATTAAATGCACCTAATACCTGCGGCGTGGCTAACTTGTCTAATTCATTAAAAAACGCATACCAAGGTGTGAAATCAGGGGCTTTTTCTTTACCGAATGTTTCATCGATTTTTTCTAGGGTCTTAAACCATTTCTCATATTCGCCATCCGCACCCGCTAATAACGCTAATTGCGCTGCGGTTAGTCGTTCCATTGAGGCTGCGCCATTACCTGCTTGTTTTGCGATAGCAGCAAGTTCTTCTTCAAGATTGGCTTCATATATTTTCTTCACCATTGGATCAAAGAACATTATTGTTTTCTTCGCAAACTCGCCAATACCCCTCTGAACATCTCCATACACATCTTTCACATCACCTGTAGCTCTAACCCACGCTTTTGTTGAAGCTATCGCATAAGGTGTTACATCTCTCCCATAGCGCTCTACTTCATCTGAGGCTTTTGCCAATTCCTCATTGGTAAGTCTGAATATGCCCTTGAGCTGTTCTGATCCTCTGCCAAATAAAGAATTAAGTATGACTGTTCTGTCCGTTTGATTTTGATATTTAGCACCCAAGCTAATCACATCCATTAAAACATCAAACGTGCTTCTAAGGTTTCCATTAGCATCTTTTGTTGATATACCAAAGGTGGTGAAGTTTTTAGAGTTTTCACGCATACCAATAGCCAATTTACCTTGAGCCATTGCGACTAATCCGGTATCAATACCTAGATCACCCAAGGCTTCCTTAAGGGCTGCTGCCTTGTCTAAAGATATATCCATAGATATCGATAAGCGATTGATCTCTAGATTATAGTCATTTGCTTCTTGTATCGCTTTACCAAAGAAACTCCCAACGCCATAAATAGCAGCAAGGTATCCTGTTATTTCTGTGAAGGTTTTAACGGTTTCAGATAACTTATCAAACTCTTTACCCATCTTCCCAGCAGATTCTTTAGTCTTATTCGCAGCTTCTTCCATCTGCTTCGTATAGTTTGCTATTTTAGCAATGACTTCAATAGATAAGGTTGCGTCGGCTGCCATAGATTACTTTCTAAATAATTGCACAATGTTTTTAAGTTCGTTCTCGTCTGGAATAGTCGGTTTGGATTTAGGCTTGATTCCCAAGTAGGCTTTCATCATTAAGTGAATCGGTGGGTTATCGACCCAATAATCCATCAATTCTTTGACTTGATGTAGGTCTAGATTATCGACCTCGCTATAAGTCCAGCCGGTGTTGGTGATGATGAGTCCGTAGAGTTCACCGTAATTTAATTCTGCGGACTCTCCACTTCCCCCGATTTTTTCTGCAATCCTGATGCAGCCATGACCGATAGGAAAGTAGTTTGTAGATTAGATAAGTCTAGGAGTTCCTCGACATCAGCAAGGGAGAGATCGGCATAATTTCGCACCATTGCGGAATGGATCACTACCACCATAGCGTCGATTTGATCGCTATTCGGAATACCCGCCATCGAAGATAAGATTTCAAGTTTACTGCTTAGACTTTTGAGAGATTTAAGGGTGAGGGAGGGAACAATAAAGTCCCTCCCGCCCATTGAAACTTTAACTCCATCGAGTAAAGCCATGATTTGTAAATCCTTTCTTAAGGGTTATTCGGTTGTGTAGAGTGAGATCACGTCGTTATTAGCGTCAGCGAAGCCCATGAAGTCGAGATCCTCATCGGTGAAGTCCTCATTCTTCATAGCAAATGAATACTTACCTAGCGTTACTGCGTAGAGTTTGACACCGACGTTCTTTGTTTTATACGTGTTGTAAAGTTGAACGACGTAGGTCGTGCCTGAACCCATAAGATTATTGGTCAGCGTAACGGTATTGCCGGTGGCTGATGTGTAGGAATAACTGATTTGAACCTTGTTGGTTGTGTCCGCAGCCGCAAACGTATAAACACCCGCCGCAGCAGAGTATTGACCGGTAGAGGGAGATGATGCTACGCGTGTCATAAACTTGGAATTGGTTACGTTGTAAACGCCTAAATCTGACCAGCCGGTCGTGTTAGCGACGGTGATGGCGTAAGGTGTTCCCGGAACTGTTCCAGCTTCATTATTTGAGCCGATAACGGTTGCACCGGTTGTCAGCGTTCCCTGAATGATCTCGTTAATTAGGCGACCTGAGATTTGTGCAAACTTAGCCTTGCCTTCAATCTTGCCACCTGCTTTTGCGATATCGACCGGAAACGTGTAAGAACCGCGAAGCTCTTTCGTGTCGAATGATATGTCGAGGGTTACGTCTTTTAACACTCCGACTTGAGTTGCTTGTGTTGGCGATTCGCTATCTAAAAGATATAAACCTCCCAAGCCAAAATTATATTGAGCCATAAGCCCTCCTGTTAGTTAATGAGTTCCAAAAGAGAGGCTTTTAAGGCATCTTTTGATTTGAGAATAGAATTGTAAGATTCTGTGGAAATACCTTTGTTGCGAATTGCGTTGTGAAACCATTGTTCTATTTTATCATTAAGAAGTTGATGCTTGGGATTTACCTTGATGGGCTTATCTGCTTCTTCTATTTTCTTAAGTTCGTCTTTCATAAGTTCCTCCATTAGCCTGTGGCTACAATTTCAAAAGGGATAAGTGCAACGGCTTGTTGCCCCAGCACACCCTCGTCAGTTTGAATCGTTCCGGTAATCCATGCGTGAGAGCATAAGCCCCCCAGCGTGGTTAGATAGTCACTAGGCGAGTCCATATAGGGGGCGTTAGCGACGGCTGATTCTGTGGCAGTTCGCTCGAAGGCAGCTTCTACGAGCGTGATGAGTTGATTGAGTTGAACGGATGGCGAGATATTAGGGTCTTGATCGTTGCGGCAGTAGATATAAATTGTTCCATTGAGCGTCCACTTAGGCGGGAAACCGCGCATATTCTCAACAGACTCTGAGCCTTTAGTCATGATGAGAGCCGGTTGCTGCGAGGGTTCGAGGTCATCCCAAGTCTTAAAGATTCGGCTTATCGTGGAGAATCCATCGATAAGAGCTAGTCGAGTGAAAAGCGTAGAAAATAATTGTTCACGATTCAGGGACATTAGAACTCCACCGCTCTTAAGATACGCTGGGTGATCTCGTCTTTCCTTACTTCAAGGGCATCGGTCAGATAAGGTCTTGCCCTTAAGTTTACTGTTCTGCTGTGCGATGTTACTGACGCTGTCTTGCCTTTCATCTTGCGTAAATGTTCTTTTACTGTGTAAGTTCCTTTGTAGCCAAAATGGTGTATTCGACCGTAATAGGCGTTTGTTCCTACCGTTCCCTTGATTTGATTGGTGGTAAAAGATTCTTTGCTAAATACAGAGTTTCTTAATCCACCCTTATCTACCTTCAAGTATTTACCATTTAGGTTTACTTCCTTAACATCTCTCACTAATTGCATAAGTGAAATGCTTACTGCATTAGCGATATTGCTTCTCGTCTTAATGGATGATTCTTTGAACTTAGCAACGATTTCACTAACACCGACGATATTAACGCTAACTTCTGTCATATCGGCATCACTCTGGTGTATTCCTGAAGCGTTCTAAGGGCATCGGCTGGGGCGGCTGACGTGTTAAAGGTGATGTTCTCGCCGCCGACGTTCTTGTTGTTCTGAGCAATCCGATCTTTCTCACGATATCGCCATGAGGTGATTTCAATACAAGCCTGTTCTAAGTCGTAGGGAATCGTGGCATATCCAGCAACATAAGTTATTTGCACATTCGCATAGCCGGTCGTATAAGTTTGACCGCCTCGCAAGTAGAGGAAGCCGCCATTCTCGACCCATCCAGCCACATTGGTTGCGGTTGATTGAGGGATAAGTGTCCCATTGATGTAAAGCGAAGTCATCGTAATGATTGGATAATTCTTAAGAGCCATTTTTGTTTGCCCCGACCAGCCATTTCGATATTCGGTATAAGTGGTTTGAGTGAAGTCTCGGTTGCAGTATTGCTTAATCCACGTCGAAGCCGAAGTGATTAAACGATTCAGCAAAGCGTCATCGACTGAGACATAGCCCGATGAGGTATAAGCACCATACGCAGTCGTATTGACTCCGATCGTAAAGTTATTCGCATCGACAACGGTAACGGTAACCGTAGTTCCATTAAGCGTGGTCATGCCATTGATCCCGTTCAGCCCTACCGAGTTGCCGGTAATGAGTCCATGAGCGGTGCAAGTAATTTGTCCCGGATTCGCCTGAGTGATGGCGGATATGGGTTTTCCGATTAAGCCTAAGTAGGATTTGACGTTTGCTAAAGTAGTGAGATCTCCAGCTGCCATTCGTCCTCCAAGGATTTATTTATTTATTGAATTGCGGGGGATTTCTCCCCCGCACTCAATCTGCTTAAACTAATTAAGCAATGTTTTTGATTGCGCCGAAAGCGAACGGTGCAAACACTTGCAGCACTTCACCATTACCAGCGTAAACACCAAACTCATATTTACGTGTCGTTAATGGGTATTCGATCTGATAGTAATCACGTTGTCGCAATTTCACTTGAGCAACAGCACCCACGCCACTTAGAGGATAGGGGATCGTGCTTGAAGTGAACATGATCGTTCCGGGAGGGCAGAAAGGATGAACCTTCACTTGGATCAAATCTTGCGTGATCTTATTGAGGTAACTTCCGACTTGTGCGCCACCGCTGATTCCACCGACGGATTTAGCGTCAGAGTTAAAGCGATAGAGAGGTGCGCCACCGCCACCGATCACTAAAGAAGTAATCTTCTTCATCTGTGCAGAGTTGCACCAGATAGTGTCAGGAGAAACGCGGTAGTTGTCATAAAAGGATTGCAGGGCAGTTTCAATTTCAGCAACGCCGCCAGCAGAATCGGTGGTCAAGGTTGTTCCTGTTCCAGCCGTTCCGGTTGCGAGAGATGCTAAGTAAGCACCGGTCGAAGAACCCAAGGCGGTTGCGTAAAGCAATCCGTCGAAAGAGTAAGAACCTTCGTTGGAGTAATCACCCGCAGCCAACGCTGAGAATAATTGATTCGATCCACCAGCAGCCGTCGTGAAAAGTTGGCTGTTGATAGTCGTGATGGAGTGCAGTCTTTCCGCACCTGACGTTCCGAAGAACCAAGCGTAAGCCACAGCGCCTGTAACTGCTGTAACTGTTGCACTTACGGAGTTATTGGTGCTTGAAGTTGTGCGAGTTGTTCCAGCGGCTGATTTACCCGCAGCACCGGCATTGATCGTGTCGGTTGATCCGTCAGCGTTCGTTCGTGAAATCGTTTGAACGACTCCGGTTGCAGAAACCGTAGAGCGGAGATAACCGTCGTGGGTCAGGGCTACGCAGTAGGTCACGTAAGAAGCGTCAGCGAGTGATCCACCAGCGACCAAAGCTGTGGTCGGTGTAGGCGTTGTGCCGAGGGCTACTGAACTGTTTCCGCCGAACAACATGCGTTCCTCACTCACCATTAAGCTGCGAAGCGCTGCTTCGACAGCCTGTGCTTTCGTGTCTTGGAAACCTTGTGAAGCGGCATCCGCTTCGAAGGTCACCGAGTTTTCAATACCGAGCGAAATGTAGGCAGCGGTTTTGTCTGAGACTGTTTGAGTGATAATGCCACCACGATTACCTTCGGAAAGTCCGGGGTGCATGTTGGTAGAATCTATGCTTGTGACTGCCTTATAGCGCGTCGCAGAGTCACCGTTTTGGCTGATGACGCGAGGAAGGGCAGCGCGAATTGGGGTGATTTTCTCGCCCCAAGGGTAGAGGTTAATCGCAGGGGCTTGAAGGTCGTAATTGACTAAGCCTAGAGCGACGTTGGTTCCGGCTTTGGCAAGGGACTCAGGATTCATCTGAGCGGCTTTGACCAATTCGGCAGTTTCGTTAAGGGACATAATGTCCTCCTATAAAATTAAGGGTTAAAAACCAAATCTGTTTCCACCGTTTTGATGGATGCTTTTGATTAGGTCGAGGGTTGATTTAGGTTTACCATCATCAGACTTGGCAACAATTCCATCTTCGGATTTGTCAATCGTGATCGCCTTAGTAAAACCTTTGTTTTCGGCATTTTTCAAATCGGCTAAAGCCTTGGTGGTTTTAGCGAGTTCATCTTTTAAGGATTCGTTTTCTTTCGCAGATTTCGATAGATCATTCGATTCTGCTTTCTTCTTTTCTTCTTCAATGGGGGCATACATCTTTTCCATCATGCCTTTAAGCATCGTGTGGATTTCTTTGACCATTTCCTCTTGAGACATTTCGTCTTTAGGGGCTTCTTCTTTAGGTGCGTCTTCTTTTTTTGCATCTTCTTTTTTCTTAGGGTCTTCTTTCATCTTTGCTTCCATCTCTGGCTTGTCTTTTTCTTTTTTCATTTCTTCGATCACTTCATTCTGTGGCATATCGCCCTCCGTTGGTTGTTGAGACATCAGAGGAGTAAGTTCCTCTTGCGTCATTTGATTTAAGATTTCAAGACCCTCAGAGATCCATTCTTTAATTTCGTCTGGAATCGTCGAGCCGGTTTCTTCAAGGGCTAAGGTGCGTTGAACATATTTTGCGTGGTTAAGAACCGAGGCTAGATCGGCAATGCAATAAAGGGATTTAGCGACTTCTTCGGTGCGCTCTGGCGTTCCAATCTCTTTCACTTCGACTTCATCATCCTCTGGCTCATCGCCAATGGTGTCGGCTTTGTAAAGCGTAATCATGGCATCAGGATTCGCGGGTCTATCGACCAAAGAAACTTCAGTCAGTTTTAATGCTTCGATGATGTTGCGGTTTTGTCCTGATCGCTTGGTAACTTTTCCGCCGATACTGAAGCCCTTCAACACCCCTGCAAGAACCTTCTTGACTGAAACAGGATCGACCACAAGAGCTTCGATCTCGGTCTTACCATCGTCAGATACTTTCATGGACAGAGTAGTTCCAGCTGCGATGTTCTGGTGCATTTCCCGGAGTGCCCCAAACCGCATATAATCGCCTATGCTGTTTTTAATCGCGGCTGCAAGAATGATCTCACCGTCGGAATCAATACTTTCGCTAGACGCAATGCCGGAAACAGTTAAAGTTCCGTCATCGTTCTCATTGACTTTGCTGATGTTACCGAATAATTTCAATTCACACTCCAATTAAAATTAGAGTGTCGCTCTGTATTTAATTGTATCCTAGTCTTATGAACGCTAAAGAGAAACTCCACTTAAACAAAGTCGCTCGTCTGGGATGTTACTGCTGTCGAGTCGATTATGGCGTTGAGACTCCAGCGATGATACATCACATTCGAGAAGGCATGGGCATGGGTCAAAGAGCGTCTCATTTTCAAACGATTGGATTATGTGAAGGACACCATCAGGGAAACTTTGATACCACCAAATTAGCCTTCCATTGCAGTCCAAAGAAGTGGCGCGAAAAGTATGGTAGGGAATCCGAGATCGTGGCGGGTATTAACGCAGTCATCGAAAGGCTAGACGCATCCGACCCGAATTGGTATCTTTAGCAGAGGTGAGCCATGCTATTCAAAATCCGAAGGTGGGTCAGGTTATCGACTGAGGCATTGTTGAGCCTTGTCTTTCTCGCAGCTCTGCTCATTATGTTCGAGGTCTGGATGAACCTTTACCAGATGCGTAAGATGTATGATCGAGCCAATCCCATTGAACTTCAAGACGAGATCCGTAAATCCAGAGGTCGCTAAGTCCTTTGTTTGCTTATACTTCTATCCGGTCGGATATCCGATCGGACTCCCATACATATACATATACATAAACATATACACACATATAAGCCTTTCGCTTTATTTACGCCCCTTTATAGTCGATTCTAGGGGGTGTAGGCTCCATTGAGGCATAACGCCCATAGCATAAGAGCCTAGGCTTAAATCGGATTATAGGAAGATATTGGATAAGCCTAGCGATATCAAGGTTTATAGATATAAATAAATACTTGACAGTTGTCAAGTTTATATTAGGATTGGGTTATGGGATTTCCCCCATAAGGAGAATCAAATGCAAAAGAAAATCACAAAAGCAACAGTTAAGTCTTTCATCCGGAAGAACCGCCAGCATCTTCTGATCAATGTAAAGAGTCGATTCGATGGAATGGTTGATGGCGTGATGCCGGTTGAAAGTGCTTTTGCTACTGCCAAGCAAACAGACCGACATATTGAAAGAACATTAGGCATTGCTGGTGCTTGGTTTGTAGGTGGCGGGGATGATAGATTTGAGGCTTATGAAGAAAATGGCTTTAAGGGTTATGAAGTTTATAACTGCTGCGGTTCTTTTATCCTTGCTGTTGTTTCTCTTGAGGTGGTCAATGCTTAAGAACGCCATCCCCGCAGTCAAAGTATTCGCCTGTTTACTTGCGTCTCTGTTCGTGATTTACCTTAACGTTGAATTAGCCACCTTCACTTTTGCCTATCTGCCGTTGGCGGTTTGCAGTCTGGTGGGTCTAGGCGTATTATTAAAAAGCATCATCGAGGAGTTTAGAAATGAAAATTAAACTATCGCAGTTTGAAGCTCTATGCTCTGCCCTCACCCTAGCGATCACCGCGCCGACCGACAAGAAGTCCAGAGAGTGCGTCGCAATGGCTGAGAAGGTCGCCCAAGGAATGACGGAACAGGAAGTCGAAAGAGCCAAGCGAACGGTTACTAAAAGACTAAACGCAAAAGATAATTAACCAGCGTGGAAGGCTGGGGAAGGGGGGCTGATTTATTCAGCCCTTTTCTTTTAGGCGTTCGACGATTGTGCGTGACCAAGAGAATCCAGCGTCGCCACCCCACAATCCCCAAGCGACTCTGCCTTTAGACGGATAGCCTTCGCCCGGATAGAAGCCCTTGCCTTGCTTGTCCACTTCGTGGCGACTAAAGAAGGAGAACATTCGCTTGACGGTGGACTCAGATAGATTCTCACGCTTGGCGAGTTGATTCGCTCTGGCTAGACCGACTCTTGTTCCACCAGCATTGCCTTCGGCTTTCCACTTCAAGGCTCGTCTGGCTTCCTCTGCCATCGCCTCGGTAGGTTTGTAAGTCTCAGCCTTTTGCAGCTCAGAGGATGCGGATAACGCAAGGAGACTTTCATCGATGACCGGAATAGTCGTGCAGCGACAGTTGGGATGTAGAGGCGGTGCATACTCTCCGTTCGAGAAGGCTTCATTCACGCCTACGACTTCGCCATTGTAAGGAAGGCACTCGTCACAAGCATCACTTGCAATCAGCCATTCCTTACCTTCGACCACGCCTGAATCAATGTAAGACTGAACCGCGCCTTCGTTATGAGCCAAGGAAGTTTCAGTTCGCGCGATCATCAAGGCTCTGGTTTCTCCAAAGACCCCAGACGAATCAAGCAGATCAGCGTATTCTTTGACGGACATTCCATTATCGATTGCGATGCCCAGCTTCTCTCGAACGGTGGTCAGCGTTGTTTCTCCGATATCGGTAATCAGTCTGCCGGTTCGCTCAATGGAATAATCTCTCGCATAAGTATTCACAAGATTAAAAACATCATCACCAAAATCTCTGCTGAGTTCTTTACCGACCGCAGCTAAAGTTAGATTAGAGGTTTCTCTCGTAATCTTTTCGAGTAAGGATTGCACTTTGCCGATCAGTCTAGGACTTGCTTGGGCTGCTTTTAATTCAGCGATCAAAGCCTCTAGGCTGACTTGCGAATAAGTAGCCTTCATCACATTGGCTTCTAAGTAAGCCAAGATCGCTTTCTTCTGCGCTGCAAAGTATTTCTTAAAAAGGGATTGGATTTGCTTTTCAGCTTTGATGACCGACTTACGATTTATAGATGGTAATGGCTTTCCCAAGCTCTTTTTTTTTTCGTCGTAGCCTCTAAAGGCAGAGGAGGTGTGTTGAGAGCGACACTATATTCCTCCTCTGCAAGAGGGTCAAGACCGAGTTCGGCACGTGCTTCGTTTACCGTTAAGATTTGATTAACACCATTGACGTATAGATTAAGAATCTCGGCTTGCTGTTTTGGATCGACAGAGCCATCTTCGATCCATTGAAAATCTAACTCAGGTGCATCGAAGGCTTTTTCTAATACTAAGTCCATGACATCGGACAGCCATAACTTGATCGGCACAACACCTTGTTCCATCGCGGTTTGCTTTTGGACTTCAGCGGTTGCCTTATTGACTTGTGCGACTGCCCAATCTGGCGAGATCGAGAACGCATAGGACACGACTCGTGCGATCCACTCATCAAGGGTATCTTTAATGATGGCTTCTTTGGTTTGGTGAGGCGTTACGCCACCGGGAATGAATCGGGCTTTTCTACGATCTCCTGAATTGCCAGAGAGGATCGAATCGAACCACTCTTGATATTGACTGACCTGGTCCACCGACCACGTCTCCGGAACGCCGAGGAGAAGGTCCGGGACTGAGCCGCTGGTGTAGTATTCGATCTGTGAGAGTTGTCTGCGCAAAGCCAGATTGATGATATTGACCACTTGCTCAACGCGGGAATATCCATACACCCGATTAGATCGTCGGTTATAAATCGGCAGAATAATCTCATCGGTTGTGTAGTCAATCGCTGGTATTCCTTTGATGACTTGCTGATACGCAGTATAAGGCGGGATCGGTGTTCGACCATACGCATCAATCTTGAGGGACAACGTAGCACCGTCCATCACATCGAGCAGCGGAAGATCACCACCGGTGGGGCGAATGTAGATTGCTGGTTGGTCGATCACAAGGTGATCGTGAATGATCTGTCTAAGCCAAGTGCGGAAAGGATTGATTCCGTCTGGGCGTTTTAATCGGTTCATAATCGCTATGGCTTTCTCTCCGCCATCTGTTCCGTCTCGACCTTTGATGTTCCAATTCGATCCGGTAATCTGATCTTTAATCGATTCGATGACTAACGCAAGAATGTCTAAACCGCCTTGTGCTGGATCACTAATCGTTCGCAGCGTAGAAAATGAAATGCTCGTTTGCTGATCGGCACGTGGTGTGATATTGACGTTGTAATAATTTGGGTAATCGGCTAATCGTCCTCGAACTTCGGGCGGGGCTGATGGCTGAACCGGCTGACCTGAACCAAAGAAGCCTTGGGCTTCTACTTGATCGACTCCACCGACGCGATTTAATCGGTCAATCATCGCTTGTTCGATTAAAATGGGTTTGCCGCCTCGATTTAATGCCATTATTTTTCTCCAAGTGCAATACGGAGTAAGCGTTCAAAGGCTTGTTGAATAGACACCTCGAACTTCTCCTCCGTTGATAGTTGTTTTGCGTAAGTGATTAGTAGATTTTCAATGTCCCTCGGAACATCGAGCTTAAGATTTATTCCCATTGTTTTATTCTCCGTTCGCGCGATAAAGTCGCTGACTGTTTATTCGATAAGAATAAGTCTAATGCGGATGACCCCTAGAGGTATATTCTATTTTACCTTATCAAATATGACCGAGCAGTTTTGACACGTTATGAGTCGCTTCTTAAGTCCCCAAGGATTCTCGTCGGGATACGACTTATAGCACAGCGACTTCTTATTACACTTAGGACAATCGACTAACGGCAGTAGGCGTTTGGAGATCATGCTTTTGTTTTCTCGGCTTGTTGCTGCATGAATTGGAACAATCCGCTACCGCCTCTCGAAGCATAATCTAGCGTCATCACAAAAGCGTCCACATCGTCATCATGAGGGGCGGTCGGGAAGGCTGAGAGGGATTCTACGAAGTCGGCTACCCAAGTGCCGGTCTCTGGGAGATAACATAACTTCGCTTCGTGTATAGGCGTAACTGCGTTGGCTCTTGCAATCTTGTCCTTATCGATTTTGTAAGCATGGATGGCTATGCGAGTGTCTCGACGCAGCTCTTGAATGAGAGACTGACCAGAGGCTTTGTCCTCGATTAAGACCGTCTGGGGTTTCCACTTCTCGCATAGCGAAACAACGGTTCTTTTCAGTTCGGGGTATTCGACCTTTTGTTTCCATAGATCGAGAATGTAATAGCGATTCTGGCTTACGCCAATGGTGATACAAGCCGAGTAATCATTCTCTTGACCGGTCTTAAAGGCGGTGTCCCAGCCTTGTATGATTTGGGTTATGCCTAAGTCCTTGGGGTCGAGGGGCTTATAGTAATTCCAATCCGCACGTTTGAATAGACCGCCTTCTGAAGCACTTGGTCTTTGTTGGTGCTGACCGGCATATCCGTAAGAACCTAAGCGTCTTTTTTCTATGGTTATAACATCGCTGGGGAAGCGTTCGGGGAAGAACAGGCTGCCTTCCTCACTTCGGGGGTCAGACCAGCCTAATGACGTTTTATCGCTGTTTAACTCATACTCCTGACGGATGATGAGCTTCTCCCAATCTTGCGGTTCGTGCTTCAGAACATACCCTGCTAAGTCCTCGTCGTGAAGGCGTTGCATGATGATGCATCGTCCACCGGTGCGTAAGTCGTTCAGTCGATTACTCGCAGCTTGAGTCCACCACGTGATGATCGAATCTCGCGCGGGTTTGCTGAAGGCTTCGGCTGCGTCTAAAGGATCATCGCAGAATATGTCATCAGCCCTATCTCCGGTAACTCGACTCCCAGCACTCTGAGCTTTACGGAATCCAGAGGCGTTGTTGCGATAGTGTCCCTTGGCGTTCTGATCTTTCTCGAATCTCCAAGTCGGTTGGAACGTTTGTTGATACCAATCAGATTCGATGATGTCTCGGCACTTCATGGAATCTCTTAGCCCAATCGATTCGTTGCCGCTAAAGAATAATCCACGCCATGACGGATTGTGCAGCCACATCCACGCCGGAGACATCACGCTGATGATGGTAGATTTCATTGAGCCGGGAGGCACGTTGATAATGAGGTTATGTTTGTCCAGACGCTTTTCTAGGAAGGCTTGGACGTGATCGCAGACTGCGTCTAAATGCCAATTCCAGATGAGAGGCGTTTCAGGCTCAATCAATTTCCAAGCGAACCGAACGAAATAAGAGAGTTTCCTTCTCGCTAACTCGCCTTCAATCGCTTGTGTCTGCGTCGATAATGTTCTCATCGAGTTCCTTGTATTTG